ATCCATGTCTTTAAAAAGAATTTCTTGACCCATTTCTAGCCTAGCAAGACGAGAGTTCAGGTCTGCTAGATTCTCAACAGAGTTTATAGAGGCAAGAGTATTAACTCTTGCAGTGATTACCGACCGCTCAGATTCCGCAGAGTCGAGTCGTTCATCAAATTTCGACTTATATGCATCGTGGTTTTTGTGGAACGCCGCAAGGTCAGACATAACTCTGCTAAGGTTTGATTTAACCACTGCGTACCCTCCTGCTACTCCAGCGAGCAAAATAACTAGTTGGATTCCATGTGAGGTTGTTAGCTCCATATTAATCTTCCTTTGGTATCAAGCGAATGAAATCTAAAACATACCCTAATTTTTTTGGAAATTGTTTCTCCACTCGCCGTTCAACTTCTTCAATGCTAGCAGCATTTACGATGTCGTAATACAACACGTTCTCAAATGCCTCGGAAATCCCTAAGTCATTTTTCCAATCTTCTCCAGATCGAATTTTTTCTCTTACAACTTTGTTAAACACACCAACTTCATAGTCTGACATGTCAACAATTCCCTGAAACGCACCTATTAATCCAGATGGCATACCCAGCACCGCCACATATAGCCAGAATTAGAAGCAACTTGCCAAATTCCCCCAACCAGTACAGAACCTTGTCATAAAACTCCTTGTCAGCCTTCTTTTTTGCCTTCAAGTGCTCTGCCGCCTTTACCTTGTTCTCTTTATCAATAGCTATACGCTTAGCATGCTCCTGTTCAATAGCGCTCCAAGTGCCAAAGCCGTACTTGTCGTCCACATCAATAGACAAATTCCTTAAAAGTGCCTGATTATTGCGCTCTGTCACCACATCTGCAATGACAGACTTGTAACTTGAATCACCCGCAGCGGCTGCTTTCTTAGCTTTCTCTGCCTTAGTGGTTAAGTGAAATATATTGTCGAGCGCACTAGCTACATCTTTGAGGTCTGAAGACATCTCGATGAGCTTCTTAGCTCCAGCAAGAGCAACTCCTATGGTAATTGGGTCCATACATTTTACCTACTTCTTGCCTTGCAAACTTCTATCGCCAAACCACCATGTAACTGCACTGCTTGTCATAAACAATACAGAATCTATGACCCCAGCTTTCATGGCAAAGTCGTTAGTCGTAAAATAGATTCCTCCGACAAGGATGAGGAGGAAGGCCGTGAGGACAGGACGCACCAAACGCAGAACATCCACCACCCAACGATGGGGACGGCCCACCGAATTGTCGTGCGAATAGGATGCTTCTCGTAAACTGGCGGCTGTCTCGGCATTAGCAATAGCTAATTCGTTTTCAGTTTCAGCCGTCTTCAGAACAGCCTGTCGATCTAGCAGCTTCAACTCTTGTTCGTACTCTAGCTGCCGATCCTTCCTTTTCTGCCCCGCTTCGAATATGCCTATACCTTTTGACAAGAGACTCCCAATCAAACCAGTTGCCCCGCCAGTCAGAACAGATGAGATTACTCCAAACATTTTTTAATCCTTTACCATTTGCCCCAATTTCTTCCGGGGCGCGTGTCAACGTGAAGAAAGGTTTTGTATTTTCCGAACGATCCGAATCCTGCTTGTTTGCACTGTTGTAGAAGTTGCTTCCGGTCATGTCCTCTAAGTGAGATGTCGAAAGCAATCCCGCTACGGTGCGCTGACAATGGTGCGCCACCGACTTTAGCGTTGTGAAGCCTTGACCTATATGCGCTATTAATCTTGAACGATTTATCTGCCAAAATCCTCGCTCTAACAAGAACATGAAGTCCATTAGGATCGACCAGCAACTCGTCAGTGCCTTTGCAAGCAATCTCTTTAGGCTTGAAATATGGTCCCCAAATCCAGTCATATTCTGCTTCCTCGTAATGGTCGTACAACATTCTACATCTTCCAGAGCATACCTGCCATCATCAAGATAAGAGAACCTGCACCTGTAATCATAACTAACTCAAGCCGTTTTATACGCTCAATGGTTTCTTTCCATCGTTCCGCACAAACAGCTTCGTGTGTGTTTAGTTTAGACTCTACATCTTTGACTTTAGCCATTTTTTATTCCTACAGCTTTGCTTTTTCAGCGTCTATTAAATTACGATTGTTTTGTAACCAAGTCTTGCCATCATCCGTAAGAACAGCTTCGGCTAATTTAGTTGGTGTCTCCAAAGCCTCAAGCCTGTTGATTTCTATGTGTGCCTTTTCAGCAGTGGTAAGATCAACGGCGGTATAAGTTAGCGTTACTGTCTGCTTGTCGCCGTCTATCGCGGTAGTTGTTGGCCCACGTTTCTTAGTAGACGTTACCTCTTCGGTCACCTCAATGGCTTTGACGAGGACATACTTGCCTAAGTCCACAGGGCGTTGGTCACCTGTAAAGACTACATCGCCACCTGTCTGCTCTGGCAGTTTAACTTTACCAACTGTGCCGCCTAAACTTGTTGCAGAGCTATCGGCCTTTTTAAATAGAAAGTCCATGTCTTACCTCTTTTGTATTATTTGATGTAAAGAAAATTCATTTATGAGGGTGGCCCCCAAGCAACAACTAAACCAGAACCTGTTGGTGAAGACCCGGCGGAATAACTAAATGTAATTGCAAGGTTAGTTTGTGCATTTTCATACGCATCAGAAGCAGAAGATGTTATCCCAAAATCGCCATCACTAGTAATCGAGGAAAATTCATTTCTTTCAGTTATGTTTGCATACGATGCTGTCCCCTGACCGCCTCTATTTGAACCAGCAGCAATAGCAACTCCCACCGCTGGAATACTAACAGTCAACACGTTAGGAGATGCACCGTTATCAACAGTAAACGCTGATGGTGTGGGATTTATATTTCCATTAATATTGTATATTACAAGAGCGCAGGCGTATGCGTTGACGGGTGATGTAACAACAACATTTGCCGCCGTTCCAGAAGACACTGCTAAATACCACATAGATAATCTGTCTTCTGGATTTGTTCCAGCTATTTCAGCGGCTTTGGCTGCACTAACTCCCCCTATTGTAACCGATGAAACGACCCCCGCTGAGCCTTGGCTTTTTGTGCCAACAATTGCAACTACAAGCCTATCACCCGCCGCAACTCCAATGTTCGCATTAGAAAAAGTAAATTCTGTCTGTGACGCAGAACCCGCCACTCCAGCTTCTGAAACATAAGTCACAGTTCCGGGGCCAGCCGGAGATAATGGTGAGTAAATTGGCATTAAACTCATTGGAGAGCCACCACATTAAGGTGTTTAAACGAGCCAACTACGGTACTGTAGAGCATAAAGTCATGTCCGTTGGTTGTTGTTAAATCATCGCCCGTTACAATCGTATAGCCAGATGTTGTCAGCGTTCCAGCCGATCCATTATTTGTATACTGGAGAACAATAGTTGAAAGTTGCGCTTGCGGAGCCAGAGTATGTGCACCGCCGTTGATACCAGCTTGTATGTTTCCATTTACAGCCGATAGAGTTTCTGTGCCACTAGTGTTTGTTCCGACACTAAAGGCTGTCTGTTGAAACGCGCCAAAGCCTGTACCAATTCTAATCCCACCAGTTCCTGTACCATTCAGGGTAAGATTGGTGTTGGCTGTTATCGTTGTTATTGTGTCGGTTTTTAATGCAGACATTTTTTAATCCTTTACGGTGCTGTAGGCCAAACGATGTCATTAGGGTCAGACTTACTAGCAGGTAAATCTCGCAAGGCTTTTCGATAAGTTTTCCAAGCATCTGAAATAGCAGGACTGTCGGGCATAGACATCCAGTCTGACTTAGCCATCAACGTGTCACGTTGTGTTCTAATTGCTGCCCACTTATCAGCCAGTTGATCCTTTGCTAGTTGGTCGGTGTCCTTAGATGCAGTGTCACCGCTTACGTCCCAGTAAGCCAATTGATTATCTAAGCCTTGAACTACCTTGCCGCCATAAGTAACGACATGAGCATCAGCTTCAGATTTGTTATCAAAGTCTTGGTATTTTGTAATAGCCCCACCATTGTGGGAGACTACGGCTGTAAATTCTTTCATTTTAATCTCCTACTTCGGGTTGTCTGACTTGACTTTAGCTATATGGTCTTTAAAGGTAGTCGTGCCATTAACCAAATCGTGATATTGCATGTCAAGTTGGTCTC